TTTTTGTGCGCGGTCGGGTCGGGTCGGGTCGGGTCGGGTCGGGAGCCATTCGACGATGGGCAGCGCCCGCCCTATATACGTATACGTATATAATATATAAGACCAAGCGCTCGAGATTTTAGAATAATAATCAAAATAAAGTGATAAAAATAAATTAAAAATAATGCATTTATTTTGCTCTGGTCCATTGACCGTGGGATATAATGAGAGTATAACTACTTGTAGTTATAGCGACAAACGCTATAGCGTAAATAAAAACGAGGTTAAAAATGACAAACTTAATAATGATAGATGGTTCAGAGTTAGCAACAATGGCAACGCAAGCCAGAATGTTAAAAGAGTTTGACGCAATCGCTAAAGACGCAAAAGCAAATGCAGACCACATTAAAAAGCATATCAAACTAAACGCTGGTTTAAAGTGGTTTACTCATGGGATTATTGCCAAGCTTATTAATTCCACCCGCCGTGATGCGGATGCATTAGAAGCATTAGCGAGAAAGCACGGTGCAACTGATGCAGAAATAAAAGCTTGTGCCACTACCAGCACATCAACTCGCATCACCATTCAATAGCAACCAAGGGGTGGCATTCCGCCACCCCGTTTTCTTGAAAGGGAAACACAATGAAAAACAAATATTTATTAAACTTCGCCATGAACATAACTAATTTCTTTGACATTATATATGTTCTTGGATGTGTAATTGGTTTTGCAATGGGTTGCTATTACATTGCTAAAATCGCCCGCTATTTTGTAATTGGAGGTTAAACAAATGACAACTAATACAGGATTAATCAAAAGACTAAATAAGAAATGGCCACAGCTTGGCGCGACTACATCCGCTGAGTTTTGGGGTGATGAAAGCGACTACATTTGGTTTAAACATAGCGAGACCGCGTTGCATGATAACGGCCACGCGTTCATGGTCGGTGATATGCGAGACAATTCCCAGTATCTATTTGGAACGCTCAGAATACTTGAGGACTTCCTAGCTGAGAATGGATACTACTCCGAAGCCTACGATAGCGGGACGTTGTTAGCGTATCGGGTCTAGGTACTTAGGCGGTTAGCTGAATTAGCTGACCGCCCCCCACCCGCCCCAAATCGGGCAAAATCGGCCGCCCTTCCTTACGACGCGCAGCGGAGGATAGGGTTTGAGATAAATCATTTGTCCTACTTGTCATTGGACGGTGATCCGCTATAATCTGTCCATCATACATCAGGAGGTAACCTTTGTTAAATGCATCCGAAGACGTTATCAGAGAGGTACTAGCTCTTGAGGAGCAGCAAAAAAAACTCATTATCCGTGGAATAGCTCAGAAAGACTTTATGGTTTTTGTAAAGTATGTTTATGAGAATTTCATAGAAGGGACCCATCACAAAAAAATTTCTACACTATTTGAAAAGCTTTCAAAGACTCCCGGTTCACGGATCATTGTCAATATGCCTCCCCGCCATACAAAATCGGAATTTGCGTCTTATTTGTTACCCGCATGGCTTATCGGAAAAAATCCCAAGCTCAAAATAATCCAGACTACTCACACGGCAGAATTAGCGGTGCGTTTTGGAAGAAAGGTCCGGAACCTTATGGAGCTACAAATTTATAAGGATATTTTTCCCGATGTGGAATTACGGATCGATTCCAAGGCCGCTGGTCGATGGGAGACGGCCCAAGGTGGGGAGTACTATGCGGCAGGTGTTGGTGGTGCGATTACAGGTCGTGGTGCTGATTTGTTAATTATTGATGATCCTCATTCAGAGCAGGACGCACTTTCTGAGACGGCCATGGAAGGTGCTTACGAGTGGTATACTTCTGGTCCACGGCAGAGGCTCCAGCCAGGGGGGTCCATTGTTGTTGTTATGACGCGATGGTCACTTAAAGATCTTACTGGTAAACTGCTCAAGGCCCAAGGTTCAGATGTTATGTCTGATCAGTGGGACATCGTCGAGTTTCCGGCAATCTTACCCAGCGACAAGGTCCTGTGGCCGGAGTTCTGGAAGAAAGAGGAGTTGTTAAAGGTCAAGGCTTCGTTGTCTTTAAGTAAGTGGAACGCGCAGTGGCAACAAAATCCTGTAGCCGAAGAAGGTGCGATTATAAAAAAAGAATGGTGGAACAAGTGGGAGAAGAAGGAAATTCCTCCTGTCAGCTACATTATGCAAAGTTATGATACGGCGTTTTCTAAAAAGGAAACTGCGGATTACTCTGCAATTACAACGTGGGGGGTATTTTCGCCCAAGGAGGGTGATCCGGAATCTATTATACTTATGGACGCGCAACGTGGACGGTGGGACTTTCCCGAATTAAAAGCGAAAGCACTTCAGGAGTACAATTACTGGGAACCGGACATGGTGATTGTAGAGGCCAAAGCCACTGGTACACCGCTCACGGACGAATTAAGAGCTACGGGTATTCCCGTTATAAATTATACCCCGTCCAGGGGCCGTGATAAACACACAAGGATGCATATGGTTGCGCCAATTTTCGAGTCAGGAAAGGTTTGGGCGCCAGATAGACGGTTTGCGGAAGAGGTGATCGACGAATGTGCGGCGTTTCCCCATGGCGATAATGACGATTACTGCGACAGTATGACAATGGCACTTATTAGATATCGTAAAGGTGGATTTGTTAGACTTGACTCAGACGAGGAAGAAGATGACATTACGGTGGCTTCTTCCCGTCAATATTATTAGGAGATATTAATGCTAGAGTGGATTAAAGACCGTGCTATCGAGCCTTCAACATGTGTGGCTGTTGGTGTTATACTTATAGGCGCTGGCGTATTATTAGATATAACAACTATTTCTATAGTTGGGATAGTTGTTTCGGCAGGGGGCTTCTTTTTATCAGAAAAGGGTTCTAACTAATTGTTTTAGAAGATGGCGCAAAAACAGCTACAGAAAAACAGTGTACATAATGATCTTGATATTGATGGTGACGGTATTGTTTCTGATAAAGAACTCGTCATAGCAGAAGCCGTAGAAAAACATCAAAAGTCCGATGCCCAGCGCCAAATGGCGTGGGTCTCTATGTGGTCGATGTTGTTTTTTACATCAGCGGTGTTCTTTCCGATATTCCCTGATACGCGAATAAAGGCGCTATCGGACTTGTTTGGTTTGTTTTATATTGGACAAGCGGGCGTGGTTGGTGCATATATGGGTATGACCGCATACATGAGTAACAAGAAATGATAGCTGCACTTATACCTAAACTGTTACCTGTTATCGGAGATGTTATTGGCAGGTTTCTTCCAGAAGACAAGGAAGCGGCAGCAAAAGCTAAGAGAGAGATTGAGGCAGAGCTTACAAAGAACTTAGCCCAGATTGATTTAGCTCAATTAGACATAAACAAGGCCGAAGGACAGCATCGTTCTATGTTCGTTGCTGGCTGGCGTCCATTTATTGGGTGGACATGCGGTGTTGCTTTAGCCTATACTTATGTTATGCAGCCAATACTAGTTTTTATACTGGCTCAATCAGGTTATCTGGTCCAATTACCTATTATGGACTTGACCGTCATGATGCCCGTACTTCTGGGGATGTTAGGTTTGGGCGGTTTGCGTAGCTTTGAAAAATTCAAAGGGGTATCTAAATAATGGCTGACACACCTATATCTCTTATAGATGAAGCAATGCCCTCACAAGGTTTTCCAGATGACTCTATGGAAGAAGATCAAGAAATAGAGATCATTGAAGAACCAACAGAAATCATTGAAGAAGAAGACGGTTCTGTTGTTCTAAACTTTGAGGATGCTGTTCAAGAAGAATTGTTAGCGGATCAAGACGCTAATCTATCAGAATTATTAGACGAAAGAGATCTGATGGATATATCCTCAGAACTTATTTCTTTTTATGAAGACGATAAGACCAGCCGCGATGAATGGGAAGACGCCTATCGTAATGGCCTAGATTTACTTGGAATTAAGTACGAGGACAGAGAAGAACCGTTTCGTGGTTCCAGTGGTGTAACCCATCCTGTTATTGCAGAAGCCGTTACTCAATTTCAAGCACAAGCTTATAAAGAATTACTTCCAAGTTCTGGTCCAGTACGGACATTGATCCTTGGAGCAGCAACTCCTGATGTTGAATCACAGTCTCAGCGTGTTTCTGAGTTTATGAATTACCAGATAACTAATGTTATGGAAGAGTATGATCCTGAAATGGATCGTTTGTTATTCTATCTCCCTCTTGCAGGAAGTGCTTTTAAGAAAACATACTTTGATGACATTTTAGATCGTGCTGTTTCGCGGTTCATACCTGCTGACGATCTTATTGTTCCGTATAACGCAACTGATCTACAGTCAGCATCACGTATAACTCACGTAACTCGTATGGATACTAACTCTGTACGCAAGTTTCAGGCTGGTGGATTCTATAGGGATGTCGAATTAGAACCTTACGAGGGAGATAATGAGCTTCGTGAGAAAGAAAGAAACCTTATGGGTATCCAAAAGACTACGGATAGTGACGATTGCACCCTTTTGGAGATGCACGTAGACCTAGATCTAAAAGGTTTTGAGCATAAAAGTCCCTTAGATAACGAAGTAACAGGTATTAAGCTTCCTTATATTGTCACAATCGACGAAGGAAGCGGAACGGTTCTGTCTATTCGTAGAAACTGGGCTGAAAATGACGAATATTACAGAAAATTACAGTATTTTACACATTACAAGTTCTTACCCGGACTAGGTTTTTACGGATTTGGTCTTTTACACATGATTGGGGGGCTAGGTCGCTCTGCAACGTCTATTTTGAGGCAATTAATCGATGCAGGTACTCTGGCTAACCTTCCTGCTGGCTTTAAAGCTCGCGGTATTAGGATTCGTGATGCTGACGAACCTCTTTCTCCTG